CTTTAGCAAATGGTGTTAAAGATTTAAATCCACCAGTTTCATTATAGTTTCCTATGGTTGCGCCATCGTTACTAATTTTATCAGTCTGTGTATTTTCTAATTTAGTAGAGAAAAACGGTTGATTATTTTTAGCCGCTCTATTAACATCTTCTTTAGATATTAATTGGCCAAACTGATCTCTCTGCGCAAAACCAGTATCAGTAAATTTAACTTCGATTTTATCGTACGCTTGTCTTAAGTTTATTATACCTGCAACTTCATTATACTTATGTGTAATGCTTCCTTCGCCTTTGCGAGGTGTGTACTCAGGACTTTTTATACCTAAAACTTTAATTTGTTCTGGAGTGTAATCAGTTCTTAACCTCACACTATGAAGAAGAGATCCTGGAGGTATCTGAAGTTTATTAGAATTTAAAAATATTTTAGTTGCCATTATACGTTCACCAATTTATCGAATACTTCTTTTGCGTAGCTTATTCTTTTTTCTGTATGTGCAAATTGTTTATTAGGTCTTTCATAATTGTCTTGAAATAACTCAGCTGCTCTCTTGACGGTAGTTGATTTTCTTAACGGGCCATCACCTAAGTAGTTAAATGTTTCAAGTTCGTACTTAGTAAATAATAGTTGTGCACCTAGCGTTAAATGATCTAAACCTAAGTTAGCTGAATATTCTCTTAGTTGACCTAATCTATTACCAGCTGCTTCTGCAGGATTCCATTGTGCTATTCCAACTGAACCTTCGTCTTTAAATCCTGATATTGTTGTTGGGTCTAGTGATGGGCCACATTCAACACAAAAGTTACCTATAATACCACAAGCTTGCTCTACTGTATAATCACCACCTTCTTCTGAAACAAAGAAATTAAATGCTTTTTCAATGTTAGTGTTTCCATCTAAATCTAAATCTATATTTCCTATTCCAGATTTTTTATTAAACGATGGATATGATGGATCAGCATCACCGCTTTGGTTAGCATAAGTTTCTATCTTAGGTATTGATCCTATAACTAAAGGCAATTGCGAATTTCTTCCATCTAAAAATATACCGTATACTTGTGCTCTTGGCTTTAAACTGCTATTAGCGCCTAAACCCGAACTGCCGCCTTCTGTTACAGGTATCGCGACTTGAGCCCAAGGTAAGTCTGCATTAGGTATTAATGTAGTATCTGGAGTATGTATACCCTGTATACGAACTTTAACTCTATCGAGTTTAAGTGGATCATTTACATCTATAACTAATCCTATAAACCATCTACTGTGATCACCATAAAAGATTTGACTCATAATGAAAAATCCTCTTCTAGCGAAGCAAGTCTACCACACAATAATGTAGTAGTGTAAAAAGATTCAAATGCGTGCCTTGCAGAAACAATTACGTAATCACCTGATTTTTTAGTATCAAATTTTATTTCAGTGCTGCCTTGCGCTGTGCTTTCATTATCTATAAACAACACTCTTATAGTTTTTCCTATAGTATAGTTTTCATCTCCTGTTAAAAACTCTCGGCCTCTTACAGTTATTTCAATAGGTGATTTACTTAAAAACGATTTTAAAGCGCCTGATATTATTTTCTTTCTATGATTTCCTGCGTTGTCATCATCGTGTAAACTTCTAAAATTTTGTAATCCATTTACATATGCACCTGATTGTGATATCTGTGTTATAGATCTGGCGTTATATGTAGAAATATTTTTATCATTCAGTTTATATTCAGGTGCATATACATATCTTTCATTTCTACCACCTAATAAGTTATTAGAAGCTAATTCTTGAAACACGTCTTCTACATCAAATTTAACTCTATATGGCACTGCAGTCATAGTATTATAAAAATAATATTCTGCGCCAACAAATCCCTCGTCTATAAGTGAATGTAAATTTTCTGTATCTGCTATTTTAAAATTTAAAATATTATAATGTTTAGCATTACTAATAGTATTAGTATCTAAGCTAGGTGCGTATATAAACGGAACTGCAGTATTAATTACTTCATCTTCTAAAATAGAACCTAAATCTCTCATTATTAAATTTTCAGTTCCTAGCACTGAATACAAATAATACGGCATACCAGTTTGACTTAATGCTCGTGATTTTAACCAATTGCTTGCTTCTATAGGATTTAAATTTGGTATTATGACTTTTAAATTACTTATCAATTCATCGCCTAAAACTAAAAGTTCTCTATCAAGATATTCACTCATAATTTTACTGATGATAGAACCCGGGCTACCAGTATAAGACCTACTTATATTTTGTAATGATGATTTAAACGTATGATATTCTATACAATGAATCATAACAGAATCTGAAGCTTCATCAGTTTTTATAATTTTTTCTATTCTGTCGATTAAAAATTCTTTTGTAATAAAAGATCCTTCATTAATCTCTTCAGCTTGAGCTAATGATAGTGTTAGTTTTTCTCCGCCTTGAAAATCTATATCTTGAACTACATTGTTCGTATCTGCAAAGACAACTTCAGCTGTTAAATATGGATTATCGATATGTTCAAATATCTGAAATGAAGATATTAGTCTTTTAATATCAGCTTCAAAATCAGGTGATCGATCACTATTAGTTATAACCGCAGATATTATTTCATAATCGGTTTGAGCATCAATTGTAAATTCAGACACATTATTCTCTTATTGCTTTTTTGTAACTAGTTACTAATGTATTTATTAAGTTAGGTCTTATGACTCTTATAAGCCTTAAACTTTCATTTACATTGTAGTAGGCTTGCTCGTTAGTTATTTCATTTTTAATTGCGCCAGGAGCTAACAAATTTCCGTCACCATCAACGCCTAAATCAACAATTCCACCTGAAGTGTCAGTGTAATAGTTGGCTGCTTTATGTTCATCAGATGTAGAAACAATCGATAATGATTCAAGAGTACTTGCACTATTCGTAGAAGTAACTGTTTCACCTGATGTTGAAAAAGAAGCTTTACCTTTAATTATAACTTGACCTAAATCAAGGTTTCTCCTTATGATTTTTCCTGATGCACCAGAAGTATTACCTGAAACTGTTTGACCAACTTTAAACTTAGTTGAAATATTTTCTCTGGTAGTTAATACTGTGTTTGGAAATATCTTTTTAATATATGTTTGAAATTCGTTATTAATTAAAGGCCAACCTTGTTGTCTTATATTGTCGTTTAACAAGTAAAATGTCCAGTAATGCAGAGGTGTATCATAAAGTTCTATAGAGACTTGATCTGGTCTATATCCTTCTTTTATATTATAAAAAGTCAAAAAAGATATATCATCTTTTATTTGATCTACAATATCTACATATCTATTTAAATTTTGTGTTACTACTGGAACGGCTTCGTTACCATAACGGTAATTAAGTTTTTGAAAATTTTTAAAGTATTGCATTAGTAACCATTCCTAACATCTCTTTGATTAAGTGTTTTATGCTCTACAAAGCTTAAAGTTAAATCTATTTCGTTTGGCGCACCATCTCTTCTCATTGCTCCACCAGTTGGGTTAACTGTCGTACTTACTGTTCTTAAGTAACACTTATGTATTTTAGGAATATTCCTATTGTTATTACCATTGTACTTGAACTCTATTTGAAACATATTTGGAAATTTAAATCCAATGTCTGCTGTTCCAATCTTATAAATGTCTGGGTACATTTGCTCTCTAAAATGTTGTACAATTTGCCGCACTTCTTCAGATTCGCGTTGAGATCTAGCAATCATTTTAAATTGAAATGTAAATTCTCTTAAACCTACACCTCTAAATAATGCTCTCATGTTAGGATTAATAATTGCTCTATTTTGTAGTGTCAAAGCATTAGCTACACCAGACGAAAGGCTACTAACTTTATCAATCGCTCGAGCTGCACCTAATTTAAATGCTGTTTCACCTAGTTTATCACTACCAGTAGCGACATCAATAATACTAGTAAAAGATTTACCTGCTTCGCTGATTGCTGCTTCTAACGCACCTTGCCCACCTTGAATTGCAGCTTCAACGCCAGCGCCTAAAGCACCAAGAGGTGCATTGTCATATTGAGCGTTATCGTTAAATTGCATTGTGAGAGGGAAGTACATATCTACTACTGGTGCACCTTGAACTTTGTGTGGTTGTAATTTTCCAGATAAAGTATTACCTAAAAAACGCACTTCCTCAGATTTTTTCATATCAGATAATTTATCAGTAATGCTATCTTTAAACCGTCCAAAACGTGCACTTACAGCTGTGTCTGAAGTTGTAGCTTGTGCACCAGAAGCGTCTGCATTATTATTGCTTTTTCCTGCTTGTGTTGCAACAGCTCCTCCATAGTCATCAACTAGGCCTAATGGATTGTTATCACCATAGTCATCTACTATGAGTTGACCTTTTTGATCTGCAGATTTTGCAACGGCTTTAGTACCTTTAGTGTTATCAGTGGATACTTTGCCAAATGCTTTTTGTGTGTTTCCGTCTTGATCTAATTTCATTTCAAACATTGTAAATTGAACTCGTGCTTGATATGCTCCACTTTCAGTTTCAAGAGGATATTTTAAATCGGTTTTTCTACCACCACCAAATAAACCTCCTAAAATATCTTTTGCTACATCTTCTAATCCAGATAAATCTAGAGCATCTACACTTTTAACTAATTCACCTGCTTCGTTTACAGCTTTACCACCAGGGCCAAATGGTGATAAGCTCGATGTTGTATCATTAACACCACCAGCTAGAGTTTCTCCATTAGGTCCGATTCTACTAAGAGCCGTTGTTGAAAGTCCTGTTAATCCTATATCTGACATGATAATCCTTATAGATATAATTAAATATTATTTTTCTATTTATAACAAAAAACATGGCTTATTCAGGTAGATATACAATCAAAAATGCATCCAAATACAGGGGTGACGCAACCAATATAATATACAGGTCGTTGTGGGAGAAGGCTGCATTTCAGTGGTGCGACAAGAATCCTAAAGTAAAGCAATGGAGTTCAGAAGAAATTGTAGTGCCATATTACTATGAAGTAGATAAAAAGTACCACAGATATTTTGTTGATATGAAAATAGTGTTTGAAGATAAAACATTACTAGTTGAGATAAAACCTGAGAAAGAAACACTTCCACCCGCGGGCCCGCGGAGAACTAAGCAGTATATTTCTGAAGGATTATCTTATGTTAAGAACATGAATAAATGGGAAGCTGCTACAGAATATGCAAGAGATAGAGGCTGGCAGTTTCAAATATGGACAGAGAAAACATTACAAGAAATGAAGTTACTAAAAGGACCGGTTCCCGGAAAACTAAAGAAGCTAACACCATATAAACCTTTTCGAAAAAAGCGTAGAAAAAAGTTATAAATAGTCTTATGAGTAACTTATTTCAAAAACTAGAACTTGAAGCTTTTCGTGCAGGAATTAATCCTCGTACACAAGAATCACGTGATTGGTTTCGTAAAAGAATACAAAGACTTACAAGAGTTAACCGTGATGCTTTAATGAGAGAAGATGAAATTAATCGTAGAGCATCTCATAGTTATGGTTCTATGTTTATGTACTTTTATGATCCTAAGCATAAAGACAAATTACCTTTCTACGACAGGTTTCCATTAACTATACCAGTTGAACCGGCTCCCGGCGGATTCAGAGGAATCAATTTACATTATCTACCTCCAGTGTTGAGAGCAAAGTTTTTAGATGCATTATTAGATGCAACCAATAACAAAAAATATGATGAATCAACGAGATTTAAATTAACATACGAGTTGTTAAAAGGTGCACGTAAAATGAGATATTTTCAACCATGTTTCAAACACTATTTGCTTGCACACGTTAAATCACGATTTGCTGAAGTGCCGGCACCTGAATGGGAAATAGCAGCATTTTTACCTACTGCACAATGGGAGAAAGCCTCTGCAGGAACAGTTTATCAGAATTCAAGGATGAAAGTAAATGGCTAATAGTATTGAAGATATTAAAGCGTTAATGAACACCAAGTTAGGTTTTGCAAGATCTAACAAGTTTTTAGTTACATTACCTACTGTAGGAGTTGGCGGTGGTTTACTAAATGGTATAATAGGTGCATTCAGTGGTATGGGTGGAGGAGCAAGTCCAAGAGAATTAAACATACTATGTTCAAACGCAAGCTTGCCAGCAAAACAAGTACTCACTAATGATAGAAGAATTGGAATGGAATTTCAAAAAGTAGCTTACGGATATGCTGTAGATGATGTAGGCATGACATTTTATTTAATGAATGATTACGGAATAAAAGATTATTTTGATAGTTGGAGAAGTACAATACTTGATGAGTTTGGTCAAGCATCTAACTACAAGAACGAATATGCTAAAACAGTAACTATACATCAATTAAGACAACCATTGAAAGGTTTTAGCAAACAAGTCGGACCAATAAGATTTAATGCTGGTCTCGGCGGAGGAAGTGTCTATTCAGTAGATTTACTTGAAGCTTTTCCTATAGCATCAAGTGCGATTGAATTGAACAATGAACTCGACGGTTTAGTGCAATTATCAGTTACATTTGCATATACAAACTGGAGAAGAGCCAGTGGTGGACAAAACTTTATCAACATGGATATTGATACACCACTTGGCGGAATTGATATAATATAAGGAGTAAAACATGGCGTTGCCAGTATTGTCCAATGACAAACCAATGTATGAAGTTGTGGTACCTTCGTCACAACAAGCATTAAAATTTAGACCTTTTCTGGTTAAAGAACAGAAAAGTTTATTAATAGCATATGAATCTCAAGATATGAAACAGATTTTAAATGCTATGTTAAATTGCATAGAAGTGTGTGTTCCTGGGATTAAAACTCAAGAACTTGCAACATTCGATGTTGATTATATTTTTACACAAGTAAGAGCAAAATCGGTTGGAGAAACTACCACTATATTATCTGCGTGCGTAGAATGCAATGAACAGAATGAAGTTACAATTAATTTAGAAGATGTTGCGATGAAGTCGAGTGATGTTAAAACTAAAGTAATTCCAATAACAGATCAAATTAGTATTCATATGAAATATCCTACATACCAAGAAATGTTGAAAAATCCAAATTATATGAAACAAGATGGTACACAAACAGAATTGTTGTTTGAATCTATAGTATCTTGTATGCACTCTGTGCAAACTGGTGAAGATAATGTAGTGATAAGTCA